AGACCTAGCAAGAGTTGAAGAGCTTATGGTGGACCCAGAAAATTTTGGTAAAAGTTTTGATGAGATACTGCAAATGGTGCAGGATGAAAAAGTTATACCTTTTATGAAGTTTCAACCTAACCCTAAACCAAAGAAAGCAGAGGGCGGTATAATTAGTCGTATCGGTCTACAAGATGGTGGCGGACCAAAGATCGGGCGACGTGGATTCTTAGGAATGCTTGGAGCAGGTATTGGTAGTTTATTCATGCCAAAAGGCGTTAAGAAAATTGCAGAGATGACAGCGCCTGCAGCAAGAGTAATTAAGCCAACACCTGGAATGCCTGAGTGGTTTCCATTCTTAGTTAATCAGATTAAAACAAAAGGTAAGATTACAAGAGAACCTGACTATAAAGATTTTACATCAGGTGGTGACACAAACGTTGTATACAAGTTGAAAGATAAAAATTTATCAGGTGGTGATATAATTTTAGAAGAAGACATGCAGTCTGGTATCGTTTCAGTTTATGGTCGAGGTGACGATGGTCAACAAGTAAGCATGGATTATTTTCCTGGTGACAGAACAGCAACAAAACAAGGCGTACAAGAATCTCCACCTTCATTTGAAGTAGGTGAATTTTTTAAAGGTGAAATACAAGACTACGAAAACTTAGCTGATACTGTAGACGATTTACGTGGTGGTTTAATATCCTGGGAAAAAGTATCAGGCATAGGCAGATCACCAAAAGAAAAAATAGAACGCATGATGAAAAATTTTGGAGAAGAGTTTAAAAACCCAAACATTGAACCTGGTGATGATTTTATAAAAAAAGCACAAGGCGGTGGAGTGGGATCACTATTTAAAGAGAGGACAGCATAATGGCGATAGATAAAGATATACCTAACGAACAGGATAGAGCCAAGATAGAGATCGAGGCTAACGAACAAGAGGTTGAGGTACAACAGGATGAACCACAAAAAGGACCTGTTGAGATAAATGAATTAGAGGACGGCGGAGTTGAAGTAGATTTTGATCCGCAAGCAGTTACAGCTGAAGGTGGAGAAAACCACGAAGCAAACTTAGCTGAGTATTTAGATGACGATGTTTTAGGTGAGGTGAGTTCTGAACTATTATCAAACTTTACAGATTATAAATCTTCTCGTGATGATTGGGAACAAGCATACATAAAAGGTTTGGACCTACTTGGTTTTAAGTATGAAAACAGAACAGAACCGTTTCAAGGCGCATCTGGTGCAACACACCCAGTATTAGCAGAAGCTGTAACACAGTTTCAAGCATCAGCTTACAAAGAACTATTACCATCAGGTGGACCAGTTAGAACTCAAATAGTTGGACTAACAGATGAGATGAAAGAAGCACAAGCAGAACGTGTAAAAGAATTTATGAACTATCAGATTATGGTTAAGATGAAAGAGTACGAGCCAGAGTTTGATCAGATGTTATTTGACCTACCACTCGCAGGATCAACATTTAAAAAAGTTTACTATGATCAAACTATGATGCGTTGCGTGTCTAAGTTTGTACCTGCTGAAGATTTAGTTGTGCCTTATAGTGCAACATCCTTACAAGAGGCAGAATCAATTATGCATGTAATAAAAATGTCAGCCAACGATTTACGCAAACAACAAGTTAGTGAATTTTATAGAGACATAGATCTCGGTAGTTTTTCTTATGAGCCAAATGATATTGAAGAAAAGAAAGCCGAGCTCGACGGTGCAAGTGTCAATAACAAGGACGAAGTATACACACTTATCGAGTGCCACGTAGATTTAGATTTACCAGGCTATGAAGATAAAGACATGGAGACTGGTGAAGAAACAGGAATCAAACTTCCCTACATTGTAACACTTGTTGAAGGATCTGGTGATGTATTAGCAATCAGAAGAAACTACGATCCAAAAGATGCAACGAGACAAAGAAAAGATTATTTCGTACACTTTAACAGGACTAGGCTTTTATGGATTCGGCCTCATCCACATGATCGGTGGTCTATCAAGGACTGCCACAACTGCGTTAAGACAATTACTTGACGCAGGCACCTTGGCTAATCTCCCTGCCGGATTCAAACAAAGAGGCATCAGAGTTCGTGACGAAGCTCAACCGTTGCAGCCGGGCGAGTTCCGTGATGTTGATGCACCTGGTGGAGATTTAAACTCTGCGTTTATGATGTTACCTTTCAAGGGACCAAACCAAACGTTACTACAATTAATGGACGTTGTTGTTGGAGCAGGACAAAGATTTGCAAGTATCGCTGACATGCAAGTTGGTGACGGCAATCAGAGCGCTGCGGTAGGCACGACTGTTGCATTAATGGAGCGTGGATCGCGGGTTATGTCTGCTATACACAAGAGAGCATACCAAGCAATGAAAGCTGAATTTATGTTAATGGCTGATGCTTTTGCAACATACTTACCACCAGTATATCCATACAACGTAGTTGGTGGACAAAGACAAATTAAACAAATGGATTTTAGTCCAGAGATTGATGTTGTACCAGTTGCAGATCCAAATATTTTTTCACAGACACAACGTATTGCTATGGCACAAACAACAATGCAAATGGCACAAGCAAATCCTGCAATGCACAACATGTATGAAGTTTACAGAGACCTATACGAAGCGTTGGGTGTAAAAAATATTGACTCAATACTAAAAAGACCACAGCAACCACAACCGATGGACCCTGCTATGGAGAATATTACAGTTTTGGGCGGTGGACAGATCAAAGCATTCCCTGGTCAAGACCATAAAGCACACATGGATGCACATTTAACGTTTATGGCGACAAAAACAGTGCGAAATAACCCTGCTATAATCGCCGCATTACAAAAAAACATCATGGAACACATCGCTTTGATGGCTCAAGAGCAAATTGAGATGGAATTTAAGGAAGAATTGATGCAATTACAACAATTACAGATGCAAATGGCACCAATACAGCAACAAATGCAGATGAATCCGCAAGCATTGCAACAAAACCCGCAAGTTATGCAGATGCAACAGCAAATGCAGGGCCTAACACAAGCAATTGAGGCAAGAAAAGCTACTTTAATTGCTGAAACACTAGCTGAATACCAAGCAGAAGAAGAAAAACTGTTTAATGAGGTCGGTGATGACCCTCTAATTAAGTTAAAATCAAGAGAAGTTGATTTAAAGGCACAAGAAGAGATGAGAAAAGAAGAAGAGGGCAAACAAAAAGCAAATATGGATAAATTAAAACTTATACAGAGCAGAAAGATCTCCGAAGATAAACTTGAACAAGATGACGAACATGCTAAACTGCGTGCATCCGTATCTTTGGCAAAAGACGGTATAAAACAAATGCGAGCAACAGTTATTGAGGGAGAATAATGGCAG